ATTGGCTGAAAACGGGGCATATTCCGACCGATAGGTTCCTGAAAACCGACTTAATTAGCCCGCGGACCAAGCCTGACAGCAAAGGCACCTTATTTCTGGAAAGCAAAAAGGACATGAAGGCGCGCGGGCTGGCCTCACCAGACGCAGCCGACGCCATAGCGGTCACATTTGCCTATCCAGTGGCGTCTGTAGATAGTCGTCAAGCTGGCGTTGACAGACGCCGCGTGAGCAGCTATTCTGGGGGCGGAATATCTACTAGCTGGATGGGGTCGTAATTGGCAGCCAAAAAGAAATCAGTGTCTTTGTCTGTAGGACGCGGCGAAAAGCTGCCGGTGTCCAAGGGCGCGGGCCTGACGGCTGCTGGCAGAGCGAAGTATAACGCGGCCACAGGCAGCAAATTGAAAGCGCCAGCGCCCAGCCCGAAGACAAAGGCCGATGCAGGCCGCAAAGCATCATTCTGCGCCCGCATGGGCGCTGTAGCAGCCAAGGCTAAAGATGGCGAACGTGCCAAAGCCAGTTTGAAAAGGTGGAAATGCTGATGAAGCCGGGTTTGTATACTAATATTGCCGCCAAAAAAGCCAGAATTGCTGGCGGATCAGGCGAAAAGATGCGTAAAGTAGGCTCTAAGGGCGCGCCTACCGCCGCGGCGTTTAAAGAAAGCGCCAAAACTGCTAAAAAACCAGCTAAAAAGAAGTAGATATATCATGGCACCTAAGAAACCAATGCGTGAAAACATCTCAGGCCGTCCAACTGACAGTTCAGGACTACGCGCAAGCGACATAGACCTTGGTTTGGTCCGTTCTCCAGTTAAAAAACCAATGCCTGAAGGTATTTCGTCACGCCCAACCGACAAATCTGGCAAACGTGCAACTGATGCAGACCTTGGAATGACCCGCGCAGCGCCAAAGTCATCTTTTGTAGCAAAAGTTGCAAAAGCGGTCGGACAGCGCGCCCCCACACCCGCACCGAAGTCATCTTTTGTAGCAAAAGTTGCAAAAGCAGTTGGTCAAACACCAAGAACAAAGCCTGTACAGGTCATCCGCACTACAACGGCAATGAAGTCTACGCCTACCGCAAAGAAGCGTTAAGATGCCGCTGGTCAAGTCACCCAGCAAGTCTGCGTTTCGCAAGAACATCAAAGCGGAAGTTGGCGCCGGCAAACCTGTGAAGCAAGCATTAGCTATCGCGTACAGCGTAAAGCGCGAAGCCGCTAAAAAAGGTAAAAAGTAACCCATATGGTTGATCCGACAGGCATTAACATGGTTGGCAAAGTTGCCGAACGCGGCAGCGATCCTGCGAACACACGCGGTGACGCCGAAACCATGTCCACCATGCGTAGCCGCCTCACAACGGCGATGGCAGCCTATTCGGACAGCCGTGAGGACGAACTGGACGATCTGCGTTTTATGGCCGGCAGTCCTGACAACCAATGGCAGTGGCCAGCCGACGTATTGGCGACCCGCGGCGCGGTGCAGGGCCAGACGATCAACGCACGGCCATGCCTGACAATTAACAAGCTACCGCAGCACGTCCGTCAGGTGACGAACGAGCAGCGCCAGAACCGGCCAGCCGGCAAGGTCATCCCAGTTGATGACGATGCGGACATTGAAGTAGCGGCGATCTTTGACGGCGTTGTGCGTCACATTGAGTACATGTCAGATGCTGATGTGGCTTACGACACCGCCTGCGACAACCAAGTAACCTACGGCGAAGGCTATATTCGCCTGATTACTGAGTATTGCAACGAAGAGTCGTTCGACCAAGACGTTCGCATCATGCGCGTCCGCAACGCCTTCAGCGTTTACATGGACCCGACAATCCAAGACCCATGCGGCGCTGACGCTGAATGGTGCTTTGTTACGCAGGACATGACAAAAGAAGAGTATGAGCGCGAATTTCCAGACGCGTCACCCATCTCGTCGATCTTGTCCACCGCCGTTGGCGATGAGAGCATGTCAGCATGGCTTGACCAAGATACGGTTCGTATCGCTGAATATTTCTACTATGAGCGCAAGCGCGAGACGCTGAACCTGTATCAAGACAACGTCACGGCGTTTAATGGCACAGACATGGATAAGCAATTGCGTACTATGTACGGCAAGCCTGTCCGCAGCCGCGAAGTAGACCGTAAGAAGGTCATGTGGATGAAAACCAACGGCTATGACGTTCTTGACGAACGCGAATGGCCGGGCAAGTATATTCCCGTCGTGCGCGTTGTTGGTAACGAGTTTGAAGTGCAAGGTCAGATTTATGTGTCTGGCTTGGTGCGGAACGCCAAAGACGCGCAGCGCATGTACAACTATTGGACTAGCCAAGAGGCAGAAATGCTGGCGCTGGCGCCAAAAGCACCGTTTATTGCGTACGGCGGCCAGTTCGAAGGCTACGAAAACCAGTGGAAGACTGCCAACACGACCAACTGGCCGTATTTGGAAGTCAATCCAGACGTCACAGACGGCGCTGGGAACACATTACCGCTGCCACAGCGTGCGGCACCCCCGCTACCCCAAACAGGTCTGATACAGGCTAAAATGGGCGCTGGGGAGGATATTAAATCCACCACCGGCCAATATGATGCTTCGCTGGGTATGCAAGGCAACGAACGGTCGGCTAAGGCCATTACCGCCCGCGAAAAGCAGGGCGATGTTGGTACTTACCACTATGTTGACAATCTGGCGCGTGCTATCCGGCACATTACGCGTCAGTTGGTTGATATTATCCCTAAGATTTACGACACGCAGCGCATCGCGCGCATTATCGGCGTTGATAACGAAGTCAGCATGGTCAAGATGGACCCTACACAGCAAGAGCCTGTCAAGGAAATTCGTGATCAAAATGGCGGCCTGATCGAAAAGATATACAACCCGTCCATCGGCACATACGACGTTATGGTTACAACTGGCCCCGGCTACATGACCAAACGTCAAGAGGCGTTGGACGCCATGTCAACAATCCTGCAATCCAACCCGCAGCTTTGGACTGTGGCCGGCGACTTGTTCATCAAAAACATGGACTGGCCCGGCGCGCAGGAAATGGCCGCACGGTTCAAGAAAATTCTTGACCCCAAGGTGCTGGAAGAAGGCGATCAGTCGCCTGAAGTCATGGCCGCCAAGCAACAGATCGAAGCCCTGTCGCAAGAACTCAACCGCGTGTCGGACATCATGGAGAACATCCAAGACAGCGCCGAACAGCAGAAGATTTCCATCGACAAATATAAAGCCGAAGTGCAGGCGTATGAGGCTGAAACCAAGCGTATTAGCGCGGTCCAGAACAGCATGACGCCAGAGCAAATCCAAGACATCGTCATGGGTACGATTGCAGGCGCGCTCGACACAGGCGATTTGATCGGCGGTTCACCTGAAATGCGTGAAGCACCACAGATGGAAGAACAACCAGAGATGCCAGAACAGCAACCTGAGATGCCACAGATGGGCGAACAGCCTGAAATGGGTATGGAAATGCCAGAGCAAATGCCTGAAGCCCCAGAAGGAATGATGTAATGAATTGCGCGGATTTTGTCGGCACTCTGTTTCTAGCCCGCGATGTGGCGCACAGCACGCATTTGAACACCCGTTCTTATGCCAAGCACAAGGCTTTGCAGAAGTTTTACACCGGCATCATTGATCTGGCGGACGATTTTGCTGAAGCCTATCAGGGAAAATATGGCTTAATCGGGCCTATCTCGCTTATGTCGGCTAAGAAAACCAACAACATTGTTGAGTTTCTAGAAGGTCAAGTGGACGAACTGATGGAAATGCGGTATAAAGTCGTCGATAAGGATTGCACGCCGATCCAAAACATTATTGACGAGATTTTTGGGCTTTATTATTCGACGCTGTATAAATTAAAATTTTTGGCATAAGGGCTAATTCATGGCTTCAACATATTTACAAGCTAGCGCAACCGTACAGGTAAAGGTCGGCGCCGGTAAACTGAAAAGCATTTTTGTGTCTTCAGGTACGTCACCGACAATCGCTGTTTACGATAGCGCAGTCGCGTCAACCAGCGACCCAATTATCATTGCAACCTTCACTGGCGCCACCCCCGGAACATATAACTTGACGGGCGATGAGGGCGGAGTGTATTTTAGCAGAGGTTTGTACGTCGTTCTCGGTGGTGCAACACCTAAAGTTTCTGTTTTTTACGAGTAATCCTTACTCAAAAAACCGTACTGATGCGGCTCATCAGGAACTCTTTAAGGGTTAAACATGGACGATACAGTCTTTAACGAAGCGGATGCCTCCGCGCCAGAACTCGAAGCCACGGCAGCAATCGAGCCTGTAGAAAACACGACGCCGGAAGAGCAGTCTACTGAACAGGAAACACCTAAGACTTTTTCACAAGAAGACTTAGATGCCATCGTTGGTAAGCGACTCGCAAGAGAGCAGCGTAAATGGGAACGCGAACAGGCTCAAAGAGCAGAGGAAATGCAGGCACGGCAGCAGCCGATCCATGACATATCCCCTGATCAATTTGAGACTTATGAGGATTACGCAGAGGTTTTGGCCGAACGTAAAGCCGAAGAACTGCTGGATCGCCGTGATAAGGCGCGCCAGCAACGCGAAATGCTAGAGTCTTATCACGAACGTGAAGAGACGGCGCGGGACAAGTATGACGACTTTGAACAAGTCGCCTATAACCCAAGCCTTCCCGTCACCGGCGCGATGGCAATGGCAATACAAGCGTCCGACATTGGTCCTGATTTGATTTATCATTTAGGGAGCAACCCGAAGGATGCCCAGCGTATCTCGCGTATGGACCCCATTTTGCAAGCTAGGGAAATTGGTATGATTGAGGCGCGGCTTTCAGCCGAACCTACATTCAAGAAGACCTCCAACGCCCCGGCACCGATTGCCCCTGTCACAGCCCGCACCGCCGGTGCGCCAACATTTGATACGACGGACGCAAGGTCAGTAAAGTCCATGAGTACGTCGGAATGGATTGAGGCAGAACGGATGAGACAGATCAAGAAGTACGAGGCACAACGCAACCGTTAATTTAAGGTATTTTTTATGTCTAACTCGATTTTAACAATCGACATGATCACGCGCAAGGCGCTTGAGATTCTCGAAAACAACTTGGTACTTACCCGTAACGTAAACCGTCAGTATGACGACAGCTTTGCTGTTGAAGGCGCAAAGATCGGTTCGACTCTGCGTATCCGTTTGCCTGACCGCGCACTCGTCACAGACGGGGCGGCTCTTCAGGTTCAGGATGACAACGAGCAGTTCACAACGCTGTCAGTTGCCAACCAGAAGCACATCGGCGTCAACTTCACATCTGCTGAATTGACCATGCAGCTTGACGATTTTGCTGACCGCGTTCTCAAGCCGCGTATTTCGCAGCTTGCCGCCAGCATCGACGCTGACGTTGCTAACTCGTTCCTGACCATCGGTAACACTGTTGGTACGCCCGGCACGACGCCAGCATCTTCGCTGGTTCTGCTTCAGGCTCAACAGAAGCTGAACGAAAACGCTGCGGTAATGTCGCCACGCTACGCCACAGTCAACCCAGCCGCTAACGCTGGTTTGGTCGAAGGCTTGAAGGGTCTATTCAACCCAACAGACACCATCAGCAAGCAGTTCAAGAACGGCATGATGGGTACTGGCGTACTTGGTTACGACGAAATCAACATGTCGCAGTCCATCAAGCAGTTCACCACTGGTTCGCGTACTGCAACCGGCGGCACAACTTCTGCGGCTATCACTGTTGAAGGTGCAACCACTATCGCCGTCACTGGTGCTGGTGCCAACGCTACCGTCAAGATCGGCGACGTATTCACTGTTGCAGATTGCTTCTCAGTTAACCCACAGACCCGTGAAAGCACTGGCTCGTTGTTCCAGTTCGTTGCGGCTGCTGACGTAACTTTGAACGGTTCAGGCGTCGGCAACATCACTGTTACCCCGATCTATTCGGCTGGTCACGCGCTTGCGACTGTCAACACATTGCCCGGCAACAGCAAGGCTATCGTGTTTGTAGGTGCAGCAAGCACACAGTACGCACAGAACCTTGTATACCACAAGGACGCCATCACCTTCGCAACCGCCGACCTTCTGCTCCCACAGGGCGTAGATATGGCTTCGCGTCAGGTGCATAACGGCATCAGCTTGCGCGTTGTTCGTCAGTACGACATCAACAACGACCGTATGCCTTGCCGTATTGACGTTCTGTACGGTTACAGCACCATTCGTCCACAAATGGCCGTGCGGATGTGGGGTTAATCTAACACGGCTCTCGGTTCGCCGGGGGCCACATTTTTTAGAAGGGTTTTTATTATGGCTATTCCTAACGGCGGTTCTGCCTATCAGGTATCAGATGGCAACGTCGATGCAGCCAAGCTGCTCGGCGGTTCGACGCTTACTTTTTCGTCGGGTGCAGGCATCTACTTTTTGACCAATGCTATTACTGCTAACTCAACCACGACTTCGGCCCCTGCGGGTTCGATTGGCGTCACGACAAACGCAACTGGCCTCGGCAAGATGTTTATCGCAGACGGCACTAAGTGGCAGTTTGCTGTTGTTGCTTAATTAGTTTGGGCGGCTTTCGGGCCGCCCTTTCTTAAAGGATAATGTATGGCTGTTATTTATCTTGTCCACCCAAAGCACGGCGCAAAGGTTGCTATTTCGGAAGAAGAAGCGATTTATGATGAAGATTTTGGTTGGGAACGCTTCGACCCTAACGCGCTTGTAAAAGCGCCAGTAAACGAAATGCCGGCGAGCAAGAGCCGCCGCCGCACAACGCAGGAATAACAGACTATGGCCAGCGCGGGCGACATCCTTAGTGGTTCTTTAAGGCTTCTTGGCGTTCTAGCCGAAGGCGAAGTGCCGTCAGCAGAAACGTCGCAAGACGCGCTCAACGCCATGAATCAGATGATAGAAAGTTGGAATACAGAACGGCTTTCAACTTTCTCTACGCAAGACCAAGTATTCTTGTGGCCGGTCGGCGAAATAGCGCGCACGCTTGGCCCTAGCGGCGACTTTGTCGGCAACCGTCCAATACTGCTGGACGACTCGACCTACTACCGCGATCCCGGCACAAACGTCAGCTACGGCATTAAATTCATTAACCAGCAGCAGTATGACGGTATTGCGGTCAAGACTGTAACGTCAACATACCCGCAAGTCATGTTCATCAACATGACGTACCCCGACATTGAAATGGTCATCTACCCGCGTCCAACGCGCCAACTGGAATGGCATTTCGTATCTGTCGAAGAACTAACGCAGCCTGCCAACCTTACGACGCAACTGCACTTCCCGCCCGGCTATCTGCGGGCGTTCCGCTATAACTTGGCCTGCGAAATGGCACCTGAGTTTGGTGTTGAGCCTTCTTCACAGGTACGCCGTTTGGCTATGACGTCGAAGCGTAACCTAAAGCGCATCAACAACCCTGACGACATTATGTCGATGCCATACAGCCTTGTAGCGACGAGACAAAAATTTAATATTTTCGCTGGAAATTACTAATGCCTGACGCGCCGCGCAACGCTTTAACCAAAAAAGCCCCCGCGCCAGCTAATGCTAGGGCAAAAAAGTCAACGTGGTACGATCCGGCCCTCGACGTTATTTTTAACAGTTTAACCCCATCAAAAATGGGGCTGCCAGCGCGAACATTTTTGGAGACTGTGCAGGGCGACAAACGCCCCATAACC